CAGGTGTGGGATGATAGCAAGACTGGTGCAGCTAATAAGATTGCTGCATTGGGGACAACAGCAGAGTTAAGAGCTAAGGTTGTAAGGTATGTTAAAGACCACCTCGTGCTGTTTGGTGTAGATGAGAAGAATGGAAGCTGGGTTAACTCCCCTCGTAAGGTTCAGTGGATGAACACCGCTGACATTACTGATGACACTGGTGGTGATTCGGGGAGCAACTTGCTTCTAGGCAGGGGTGGAGGTATTGTTGTAGGAGCAGAGATGCTTGGGCATGATTGTGTTATCTACTGCGAGAAGCAAATTACTAAGATGGTTTACATCGGAGGTACTACTTACTTTAGGTTTGATGATGTTATACATGATATGGGATTGGCTGCACAGAATGCAATAGCAAATTTGGATAATAGACACCTCTTCCTTGCTAACGACCTCTCGGTGTGGGAGTATTCAGGAGGTACATTTGCTAGACCTATTGGGGATAAGATCAACGCTGACATTTGGGATAACATTAACAAGACATACTATGCAAACAGCTTCTTTGTGGTGCTGAAGGGTGTTCAAGAAGCATGGTTGTTTATACCAACAACCACAGCAACTCCTGATTTGGTGTATGTATTCAAGTATGGTGGGGTTGTTGAGCCCGAGGTGTGGTACAAGTATAGCCTTACTGGCTTCTGTGGTGTGGAGTATGACATCTTTTATGCTTTGACTGGGGGTACTGCACTTATTAACAACTTTAACCTCAGTGCAGCGAATGATGGTGCTACAGCCATTGATGCATATTGGGACTCGATAGACTTTGTGCTGCCTAATCCTGATCAGGGAGCGAGGAGTTTACAACTGAGCTTCTGTGCAAAGGGTTCGCAGGTTGACACATACTACTCCACTGATGAAGGCACCACATGGACAACAATTACTGCAGGTCAAGCCTTGACCAGTGCTTGGACAGTGTTCGACCAAGACTTTGATGCAGGAAATGCTAAGACAATAAGATTTAGATTTAGGGATGATGATGTAAGTAAGACATTTTACATACGATGGTTTCAGCCAGTGTTGTATCCAACTGGTGAGAGATAATGGAGGTGAGATGAAGTGGATCCTATTACAGTAGCAGCAGTAGCAAGCTCAATACTTAGTGGATTAGGCTCACTGTTTGGAGAGGGAGGCATCTGGGGTCCAGGTGATGATATGACTCCAGAGGGTATAGCATTCCAGCGCTTGGCTTATGAGGCAGGGATGCAGGAACTTCTACAACAGATGCTAGGACTTCCTCCTAAGTTTGGGTATGTGTCTACACAGACACCCGAACAACAGGCACTTATGACTCAGCTTACTCAGGAGCTGATTGGAGTTGCAGATATAGATAGGCGAGCTGAGGCTAAGCAAATGTGGGCTGATTGGTCTACGCCTCAGTGGAAAACAGCGGGGAGGAGTGATGAGTGGATAGCAAGTAATATTGAGAGTGAGTGGATTACTAACCAAGCTGATATTATTCGTAGGTATGAGGGTGGAGAGTTTGGAACTCCCTCTGTACCCGCAGAAGGCGTGGGACTAGGATTTGAAGTAGTCGAACGGCCTACATTTGCGGAGATACCTCTGACTGGTGCAGAGACTAGAATAGAAACGTTGGAGAGGATGATGGGAATATCTCCAGGGGAGGAAGCAGCAGCTATTGAAGCACTGTCAGCTCCTGCACTTCGTAGATTCCAAGATGAAATACTACCGATGATTAGAGGTCCGCATGCTATGGAGGGAACGGTGTGGTCTACTATGAGAGCAGGGGAAGAAGCAGCGGCAGGTGGTGTCCTTGCTGAAAACTTGGCTGCGCTGGGTGAAGAGTATAGGATGAAACGTAGAGAACAAGCACTTAGTGCTGCAGGTGCTGGACTTACTGAGGCGTTAGGAGGAATTACTACAGGGTTGGAGTTATATGGGATGGACTTAGCCTCCTTTATGCAAGCTCAGGGTTTGGGTTCTGAAGCTATGCAGACCAGGCAAGCCCTTATGGCTGATTTGCTTGGGATGTCTCTTCAAGATTATTATACAATGGGAGCAGGTTCACCTGCGCAAGTGGCGGCAGAACAGGCTCAAGCAATAATGGCTGCACTTGGAATAGTACCTGAGAGTGAGATGGAAAGTGCAGCGTTGGAAGCATGGATAATGTGGTCAATGCCTCGGTGGGAGAATGCGGGGTATGATATGTACATGCTAGGGGCAGATGTAATGGATATTATTAGGAGTGAGTTCCTGTCTGACAGGGAGAATATTATAGCAAGGTATGAAGCTGGGGCTTTCTATGAACCATGGCCAGCTACTACAACTGTAACTGTTCCTCCTAGACCTACTGGTGGGGAAGTACCAGGTTATATACCTCCTACTGGTGATGGTGGTGTTCCACCTCCTCCACCTCCACCCCCACCACCTCCTCCGCCCCCACCTGACTACTCTGCAGCAAAAGCTCCGTGGGCTTGGTGGTCAACTCCACATTGGCAAAGAGCAGGAAGAAGCGCAGGATGGATAGCTAGTAACATCGAAGCTGAATGGGCTTCTTCAGCAGCTGATATCTATCGTAGATGGAGTGGTGGAGAGTTTGAGACAAGAACTGTATGGCCAGATGAGCCTGAGGAACCTGATGAACCTGATGAACCTCAACCCGATCCTACTCAGGCAGCATATGAAGCTTGGAAGGCATACTCAGTTCCACTCTGGGGAGCAGCTGGTTGGACTGGTACACAGGTGTTGAATCAACTACAGTCTGAATGGGCATCGGGCTCTCAGGACATTATGCGTAGGTATCTAGCAGGGGATTTTTGATAACAGGTCACATTTTCAATAATTGAAATTATGAGATGAGGTGAATACACAATGGCTTTTATAGGTGATCCAAGAAGAACAACGAGTGTTTTACCACTGGCTACATCCCTAGCTCAGACTCAGATGCAGCTGAAGCAAAGACAGCCTCATTGGATGGAGGTGCTAGGGAGGGTTATGGGGCAGGTTACAGGTGCATTGGTGTCTGAGAGGACTAGGAAGGAAGAGAGGGTTGCAGCAGAAGTAGCGATGGAGCTAGAGAAGAGGAAGGTGGCAGCGACGGAGGTTACTGCGAATGCTAAGTGGTTTGAGGCACTCAATGAGCAAACGAAGCTGTTGCAGCCTAGGGTTTTCAGTATGAGCATTGGTGAGAACCAAGGAACAATTGTTACAATAGACTCTTCTGGGAATCTCAGCACAATGGACGAAGCGCTTATAAGTAGAGCAGCTGGGTTGGTGAATGCAGGAGACAGATGGGCTATTGTCGATGCACTAAACAAGACAGAGATTGGAAGCATTCCAATTGGTCTTGCTCCCGAAGGCTCAGAGTGGCTTATGCATGAGGCTTCTGGAACACTGATGTATAAAACTCCAGAGGGTGAGATTAGGGATGCATCCCCAGCCTCTTTAATCAAGTGGAGAGAGAGCCAAGCCTGGTATCAGGAAGAGAAGCTGAAACTAGCAACGAGGGAAGTGGCTGTAAGGGAAGAGAGACTGGTGCTCGACAACAGAGTAGAAGATAACTTTGTTGCTTATAAGGAGTCTGAAGCACGAAGAGATGATATGTGGAGGGGAGTAACTACTGGACTTGAGAGGGAGAAGTTTGATCAACTTGTTAGTTACCAGGCACACTTAGTGAAGATGGATGGGCTGAGAGAGGAAAGGCATAGGTTGAAGGACTTGGCTGATATAGAGGTTGCTACATCTGGGATGAGCAGGGAGAATATGCTTGCGAGGTTGGAAGTTATTACTACTAATGCTGAGATGGATCTTGCCCAGAGGAAGCTTGACCTTGAGATAGAAAATGAACGCTTTGATCAGGTTCAAACCCTTTATGAGAATGCTAGTGAGGAAGAGAAGGAGAGGTGGAAGGTGCTTGTAGACAAGCATGCTATGCTTATAAAGGATATAGAGACAGATATTGCGATAACAGGGATGGAGGTTGAACAGAGTAGGTTGGAGATTGAAGAGCTTAATGCCTGGGATCCTGAGAAGATGGCATGGCATGATGCTTGGGTTAAGTTGCAGAATGAGGAGCCTCTAAATCCTGGTGAGATGGAGATACTGGGGATTAGAGAGCCAGTAGCGTTTGTGCCTACAACCATGGAAGAGGTGCTCGAGCTTCATGGGAAGAAGATTGCGTTGAATGCAAAACTAGGTGTTGGTGGTGCTATGACTATGGAGCATAGGAAGGAGCTCTTGGACTACGAGAGAGGGATACAAGCATACATGGCTACACTAACGTTCGAGCAGAAGAAGGAGCTTCAAGGAATTCTACAGGGCTACAAGCTGGAGTTTTTGGCAGAAGAGGCTGATGTTGGATGGGAAGTTACTCGAAAGGAGCTAATACTCAAAGCTGACTTAAAAGGCCAGGAGAGTTTCAAAGCAGATGATGGTACTTGGTGGCAGTATAATGATGAGGGGAAGCTGGAAGTGCTTCTTGCTGGTGCACCAGAGAAGCCTCAGGTTGTTAACGTAAGGCTTGATGATGGTAGGGTGGCTGTAGGAATTATATATCCTGGTGATAAGGAAGTATCATGGACAGATACCTTTGCTGGGGATACTCAGGCAAAGCAAATTGAGATGATTAACCAGGCATGGGTGACTGCTGAGCGTCAGGTTAGGAGACAGATGGGAGCTTTTGCGATGCTTGATGAGACTCTAATACCTCAGTATAGGAGAGAAATGACTGCTGCGTTTGTGAGGACGCTTGAGAGTTATGGTGTTCCAAGGGAGAGAGCACTGGCGTTAGCAGACCCTAATTGGCTGTTGCAGGCTGAGTTGGGTGGAGCAGTGTTTGAGGGTGGAGCTCAGATAGGTGGTGTGAGTACAAGGGATTATATAACAGGTGCAGCTATTGAGGGTGAGGGGATTACGTTTGAGACTCCTGGAGGTGAACCCAGGGAGTTGGAGGTAGTAGAGACTCCGAAGGTTGAGCCTGGAGGTCCAAGATTAACAACTAAGGAGATAGCAAACAAGGTTGCTGTGATAGTATCAGATTTTTCTAGGTTGAATGACCCCAAAGCTACGAGGAAGCTTCAACAAGCACTTAAAGATGAGGGAGTATATAAGGGTAAAGTAGATGGTGTATGGAGCAAAGCGGTTGAGACAGCATTAGAGATAGCCATACGTACTAACAAGAACATAGCAGACAGCTTAATAATAATTAGGGAGAGAAAATAATGCCTCAGATAGTAGAAATAGTTACTCAACCTGATGGGACATACACCCTAGAGCTGGTAGAAGAAGAGGTGTCCTTTAAGGCTCCTCCACCCATCACCGAAACTCGGATTGTAGAAGAACCTACTAAGAGAATTGCAGGGGTACACTACCAAGCATTCTTTGCTCCTGTTGATCCAGCTAGACATGTTGAGCTAGACCCACCTTCGGGTAACTTCCTGTGGACGCTGTTGACTGATTGGCTTCAGAGGTTTGAGTTTGCACAATCACAGGTTTGGAGAACGGAGCTTGAGAAGAAAGATGAGATACTTGCAGGGATAGATGAAAAAAAGAAGTTGATACTTAATGAGCATCCTAATATGGATCCTAGGATTGCAGGGGCTCAAGCATGGACAGAGCAGGGGTCATTACTAGAGTTAGGGACGTGGGCTATTGGTAATCTTGTTGTGCCTCCTCTTGTTGCAGGTTTTATAGATTTAATCCTCAAGAAGGATACTGAAGCAGCTGCTGATGTATGGACAGGGCTGAGTGGAACTGATAAGTCAAACTTTATGGATCTGGCATTTGAAAGAGAATGGGGAGTTCCTAAGGAAAGGTGGGGTGAGGATGTTGTAGGACTACATGGCTACTTGCAGCTAAATATTGTACCTATAGTCCTGGGACTAGCTGCAGGTATGGGAAGTGACCCTATTAACTATATCCCTTGGATAAAAGCAGCAAAGTTGGTTGGTAGAGGAGGTAAGGCATTAGCCAAGACAGCTGTAATATCAGGAATAACTAAGAAGCTTAATGATGTCAGCTTCATTGACTTCTTAGGGCGTGCGTTCAAGCCTGGATACAAACTACCTCCAGCATTTCATGAGTACTCAGTGTGGGCTCGGAGGGCAGCTAAGTATGAAGAGTCTCAGCTCTACAATAAGGGGATTGCATTCTCTAAGAGGATACAAGGTAATGACGCAGAGATTGCTAAGTTAATGACGTATGTAAGGCAGCACCCCGATGAACTAGGTAAGCTGTCTCCTCATAATCAACAGGTGCTAAAGGAGATTGGTGAGGAGTGGATAAAGACAGGACAGGCAGCTGTTGACCATAACCTTATTACTCAGAAGGCGTTTAATAAGTTGAAGGAGACCTATGTTTGGGGATATTATCCTAAGTATACTAAGATACTGGGGAGCAAGATACCTGGTTCTAAATTCCAGAGGCTGGCTACACACTCATTTGCTCAGCCTAAGTTCTTCAAAACTATTGAAGATAGTAAAGACTTCGCTAAGAGCTTGAGTGTGTTTGATGATGTTGATACAGCAGCAGAGATGAGAAGGGTTGCTAAGACATTTAGGACTGTTGCTGATGAACCTTCCTTCCTAGAAGGTGCATTCAAGTACCTCGACAATGTTGATGAGATGAAAACCTATGTCAAGGCAGTACAGGCAAGCTATACACCAGAAGAGGACATTCTTAAACTCCTTGTTGGATATGAGATACAAGTTCATAGAGCTATTGTAGCTGATGAGTTCATCGATGGAACACTTAAGCAATTTGGAAAGCCAGTGTCTGCTAGATTCTTCAAAGGAAAAGTACCTACAGGGCAGTCTTTGTTCATGCCTACAGGTAACCTGAGGTTCTATCCAGGAGGTAAGAAGGCACAGAAGGTTGTGGATGAGCTGGTGTTTATGGCAGGGGGGGAAGGTAACATCCTTGAGTTGAATGATGATGTAGCTAAGTTAGTTGGTCAACTAGAGGACTTGTCATTCAAGCACGTGGGTGTCACTAAGAAAGTACCTGCATTCTTACTAGATACTAATATAGCCAAAAGCCTTAATAGAACAAACACCTTGTTCTTTGGAGACCCTGATGCTAACAAGTATTTGAGGTGGTTGGACAGATGGTATGGTGCATGGAAAACGATGGCTACATCAGCTAGGTTACCGTTTCATTCAAGGAACATGTACTCAAGTGGGATGATGAATTACTTTGATGGTATGGAGTTACATGAGATAATTCCCTACTATTATCGTTCAACCAAGCTCCTGATGGGTGAGGGTGGTGACCTTGTTATACCAGCAAGAAAGGGTGTTGCTGCACATATAGTATCTGCTGATACAGTAAGGGAGATGGCAGGAAGGTTAGGAGTCATTGATGCTGGATGGATTGGACATGCTAGGAAACCCATCTGGCAGCAGTTGGATAATATGCAGAGGACAGGTAGAGTAAAAGCTGCTATCAACCCTCTAGAGTGGGGAAGGAAGCTCGGTACTGCTATTGAGAATCAAGCTAGGATGGCTAAGTTCATCGAGAGGATAGAGAAGGGTGATGACTTTAAGACAGCAGCAAATCGTGTGTTTGCTACACATTATGATTATTCACCGACTGGATTGACTCGCATTGAGCAGACATACTTCAAGCGTGCAGTGCCTTTCTACACCTGGACAAGGAAGAACACACCTCGGATGGCTGAGATACTAGCTACTAGACCTAACAGGGTTGCTAATGTAGGCAAGGTTACTAGAGCCCTTTACAACCTAAACCCTGAAACAACCGAAGAGAGGTTGTTCCATCCTGAGTATTTTGACGAGCAGCTGTGGTTCAAAGCCCCCGATACTCTTGTTAAGAAGCTTGGTGGTGAAACAGTTTACATGCACTTTGACACTCCCCTTAATGACTTGGTGGGGGTTGGAGAGGTGGCTCTTAATCTGAATGTTAAGCCTCTTCAGCAACAAGCTCTTAGCCTGTTTAATCCTCTAGCACTTAAGGGGTTTGCCGAGGCACTTATATCAACAGGAGGAGTTAAAACCTTCCCTGAGGTTGGCCCAATCCAAGCCTTCCCAGGCAAGAAGGTACCTGCACCGTGGTTTGTAGTCATGTTTCCAGAGTGGCTGCAGGAGAAGGCAGGAGTTGGAATATACAGGGATACTATGACTGGCAAGGAAATTGTAGGTATGCCAGCTAAGGCATATCATATGCTAGTATCTACTATCCCCCTAGCTCGTGAGATTGAGAGGCTACATCCGAATCCAATAGATGTTGAACGAGGCCTTACACCCTGGCGCAAGATTACCTTCGTTACTGGTGTAGGTTTCACCCCTGTCAACTTGGCTGAACAAAAGTTTTGGAAGAGTATGGATGTCAGGGGAGTCATTGACACCTTCCTTCCTTTCTTTATGCAGGAACAAAGACCTCCAACGAGGAAGGAGAAGGAGAAGATACTTGAGGAGGTAGGGTACTCCAAATCACAAATTGAGGCGATGCTCAAAGGACAAAAATGAAGTATATAATCTACGACAACATAGGTTACTTGAAGGGTTTACAAGGAAGGATTGAGGAAGAGGGGTTTGCGGCTTCATACAACAACAGGGATGTTGACACCTCCAACACTATTGTTATATCAACTGAGGTTAGGAATGGAGCTTCGTACATAGGCATCACGGATATGCTAAACAGAATCATCAGCAATAGGATGCACATGTACGCAGTCCTTAAGGTGATGGGTATAACAGTTCCCAGGTTTTACACACCTAAGGGTGGCAGCATCGATGTAAAGAACATCAAGAAGGGTAAGACCTACATACTAGAGTCCTCCTCCTTTCCCCCTTATATAAATAAAGAGACAGAGGATGCGCTGTACATGCTAAAGCTATACTGCAAAACTACAACCATCCTAAGGGAAGTTCCATATGAGGTGTCCCTGGATGTAGAGGGATGGTTTAATGGTATACAGCTAGTTTCTCCCTCTTACATTACCTTCGACAGTATGATTATGCATCCTCTGTCTCGAACCTCCAGGTTGTTTAAGCAGTCGCTGGGTAAGTTGGAGGAGATGCTGAAGAAAGCTGACTACAAGGGTCCGCTTACTGTACAAGTAGGCCTCACTAAGGACAAGTTGTATGGACTCTACATCGACGTATCAATGAAACCCATGGCCTTCGAGGCTATGAAGGGTGTAGCCAAGAACCTTAATGTGGTATCTAGTGCCTCTAAAAACTCCATCAACATGTACAACCTCTGGACAATGCAAGCTCCTGTTTTCATAACAACGGTTGTGAAGGGACTTCCCATCTTTGGTTATAATGAGAAGAATGCTAAGCATCTGTGGCTTACACATGTTGAGAAGGATGGAAACATTCATCGTTATAATGGAAGTAGTTGCCTGGTAGGGTATATAACTGCTAGGGGTGAAACTCCCAGGGAGTGCATCCGCCGCATCAAGAGAACGAAGGAGCAGCTGTACATCCCCTTCTCCCCCAACCTCATCTTCCCTCAGATGATACTAGAAAGGTGGAAGAGGCTGGAGGAGTGGGGGTGGGTTTAGACGCTACTTGTACCTGCTAATGATTCTTTGCAGCTCCTGACGAAGGCTACTCGTTCCATCACTAGGCATCGTTATATGGTTTAAGTAATAACTGTCTACAATCCTCTCCATCATTTCCACATCCTCAAGATGTTCCATCTCTATAACATGAGGGTAGAAGATATGCTTAGGCTTTAATTCTTTTACCTTCAACATCCTTAATCACCCCCTTTCTCATCCATCCCTGAAAATATACTATACATCAACCTACTCTTCGACCCCCTCTTTCCACTACCTGTTGCTTCAACTTCCATCACATCAATCATATCAGCCTTTATCAACGTATCCAACAGCTCATCTAAATCCGCTGCACTATGTTTGTATGACAACTTCTTTATCAACACCGCCCTCGGTATCTCTACAGCCTCTTTAATAACAGAATATAGCAGCTCCAGGTTACTCCCCTTAGCACTCTTCTCAATGGCTTTGACAGCCATCTCCATATCAACTTCAACATCATCTAATATCCCCAATGATTGTATTAGATGCTCCTTCCCTAACACAAGAGCATCCTTCTCACACACCGACAGTATCATGGCTATCTTGATTAGATTAACTGACTTCCTTAGGTTGTATCCTAGTAGTACCCTAGACTCCTTTCTAACATCCAAGTTCTTATACCAGTCCTCATACCACCCTCTTCCCTCCTTCGACCACTTGAACTTCCCCCTCAGGCTGCTAATAACATTCAGGTCTTGAATCAACTTAGCCCTACACCCATAATCAATCTTAGGAAATGGATTCCTATCCCTCGGAGTCTCGGAGTATACAAACACCATCCTCGATGTGAACCCACCACCTGCTGACTCAGGAGGGAAGCCACTCTTAAGCCAGGTTGGTGTGGTTGCTCCTAGTAGGTGTATCCAAGTATTCTTCAGCACCACCGTTCCCTGGGTCTTGGTTTCATACTTCCAGTTGTCATCACAGTCATAGAGCTCAATGAGCACACCCACCAACCCCTTGTTGTAGGCATCACTACCGAGGAATACACCCAGCTCAGATGCAAATATCATACACGCTGAATTATGAACAACCCTCTTTCCGTCCATCTTCATTGTACTACCTAGTCTGGATATCAATGCCTCGGTTGTTATCTTCTGAGCAAAGATGTTTATGGGGTCGTCCATCCTATTCAACACATTCCGAGCTAGCTTCATCGCTGTACTCTTCTTGCAGAGGGCGGGGTCGGACACAAGGATTATGAACAGGTTACTCCTTACTTCATAAGCTCCCATGTCAACGACAACATGCCTCTCAAGCGCAGCTCCGACTGTGCTGATACCGCACCATTTGTGGAAGATGTCAGGAGACTCCTGATTCTGAGTATAACGCATATACTCATCAAGCCACGAGCCTTTGATTACTCTTGGCATTAGTTAGCCTTCTTCCATGTACCGTCCTTCCAAGTCTTGTTGAACACTTCCTTCATAACTACTGCTAACCAAAGTTGCTCCATTGAGTAAGTTCCAGGCTTATCAAATGGAGGTAAATGTTTCTCAATCCATGCACCAACATGATATAACAATGTCATTATATCTCTTGGATGCAATTTCCATCCCTGTTCTTTAATAATCATCTCCTGCAACTGGGCTTGCCTCCACACTATAAAAATGTAAGTACGCTTAGACTTTTCTCGTGATTGCCAATCTTCTATGAAGTGAAAGAAGTAACGTACTCCACTCCTTTCATATCCATCAAAGACATATCTGTAAGCCACAACGTCATTCATTTCTGGCTCTCGATGTTGCAAATCTTTCTGTGCTTCCTTACACATCCTTACATATGTTTCCATCATCCCCTCCTTTAGTTCCTTAATACTACTTCCCCTTTTCGATTAAAGCTCTCTCCACAGTAGCTACAGAACTGCACCTCCCCAAGTTCTGTAGCAGACTTATCAACCCAGTAATCCTTATCCTTATCACAAAAGGGGCATACAATAACAATCTTCTTTCGTCGTGCCATCTTAACCTCCTTTACGATACTTCATCCCAAGTCATTCCTTCTTTGATGTCCGCAGGTATCTTAACCTTCCTTCCCTCTACCTCTATCTCAACCTCAACAGCTCGTTTAATCATAGCATACAACTCCTCTCTATGTTTGTTTAAGTAGTCCTCATTGATGTTAATAACTATTGCATCGTGTATCTGTAACACAATCCTCGCTTCCCTCGGCAGACAAAAGTGAAGCCTCGTTAGTCCTATGTTAGTGTAGTCACCCACCGTTGACTGAGGCACGAATGCATATGCCTTCCTAAACATATCAGCCCCCCATCTGTCAAAGAACGCCCTCCGTCTACCCAGCGGAGTTGCTAACATCTTAGTTCTCCTCAGCATATTCTCAACCTTCAAGTGCCATATCTTGAGTTTGGGGTAGGTAGCATAGTAGGTGTTAAGTGCCTTCTTGGAGTCACCATAGCTTAGGCCCGTCAACTTAGAGAACTTCCCATGACCAATAGCATAATTACCTGCATGCACCAGCGTCTTCCCCAATCTACGCTGTTCGGATGTTACATCCTTCTCACCTACCCCAAAGATGTTCGAGGCATTCTTCCTGTGAACATCACCACCCTCTTCAAATATCTTCATGAAGTGGATGTCCTCGCTGAGGTAAGCTACAACTCTAGCCTCAGCCTGACTAAGGTCAACGCCTATAAACTTACACTCCTCGTCAGGAAGGAAGAAGCTTCGGGCATCACCCTTAGGTACGTTCTGGAGGTTAACATCCTTACTGGCCAACCTCCCAGTGTCGGTGCCTGAGATGATGTAATGTGTCCTCATCCTCCCATCAGCACAAGGCTTGGCATCAAGGAAGGTTGATTTTAGTGTTCTTATCTCCCTTATCTTAAGAATGAGTCCAAGCACTTTCAGGTTAAACTTAGCATTCAACTCCTTAAGCGCATCCTTGTTTGTAGTTATCTTTCCCTTCTTATACTTAGGTGGAAGATTGAGCTCCTCATATAGAAACTTAGCCACCTGTGGCTTGGAACATACATTCAACGGATGTCCAACAGCTTCCTCCAGCTTGCTCTCCATGTTCTCAATCTTAACTCCTGCATCATCAGATAGCTCTTGTTTTCGTTTTGCATCTATCCCCACCCCATATCCTTGTATCATCCTTAGGGGTTTAATCAACGGATGCAACACCTGCCTGTAAAATCTATCAACCTTCAGCTCCTTCATCTCAGCCTCTAGGGCTAATGCCACCTCGAGGGTGACTGCAGCATCTAGGTTACAATACCTCCAGAGGTCGGTTGAACTCATCCATTTGTAGTATGGTTCGTCAGTATAAATTGATGTCTGAAAATCAAGAGCCTTAGGTAGCTCAGGGTAGCATAGATGGTGAGCATTCATAGTGTCCATCCACAAATCCTCAACGTGGACACCATGCCTCTCAAGGTGAGCTATGTCAAAGTTAGCGTTTTGGGCAACCTTAGGTATGTCACTCCCCAGGATTTTAGAGATACACCTCCAAACCTCCATCTCATCAGTGGTTGTTTTCCAATAATCACGCTTCTTATCCCTCGTCAACAGAGGGAAACACCATGACCTCCATGGAGTTATAGCAAATGCGATACAAGCTATGTCAGCATCATCCTCAAGTCCACGAGTTTCTATGTCAAAACTAATATACTTAGCACCCTTGAGGATGGTTTCTGTCCACCGCTGGATAGTATTAACCAGCCTGGGGTCGTCAAACAGTGCTCTAAATGGAGGCTCAAACTCTTGAACGAAGGATTGCTTCTTAGCCTTAGCTAAATCACACACACCTATCTGCCTCCACAACCAATTACGCATAATTCCTGCTGGGTGGTAGGTGGGGATTACCTTTACACCACCCAGCTTGGAGGGATAGATAATACTCCCCCTCCATTTACCAACACCTACATGTTCTGTAAGTGCCTTCAATGCTTCGTTGCCGAGAGCAACTACAACATTTGGGTTGATTAGCATCAGGTCTTTCACCAACCTAGCCCTTCCTTCTATCAGTGGAGGCAGAGGTCTAGTCCTCTTCTTATCCTCATAAAAGACTCCGAAGTTATTGCCTGATGGGCGTACTTGCATAACGTTGTCTACATAACAATCTTCTCTATCAATGCCAGCTTCTACTAGCATCCTATCTAGGAGTTGGCCTGATGTACCTACGAAGGATACACCTTCCCTGTCTTCGTCACGGCCTGGTGCTTCACCTATGAGGGCTATGCTAGCATCACGAGGGCCGAAGCCTTTTACTATCATATTTTATCCCTCCTTCCCCGCCTTTTCCTAGCAATCTACAATTCAATATGAGTGCTTCTATCCCCTCTATTATAAGAGACCCTTCTATCTTGAGGTTGATTGCTACCTCCCTCTTACCTGCAATCTTTCTCAACAACCACCATCTAAGTTTAATTATCCACATCATTTATAAGCCCTCCTAATG